CACGCCTATGCGGGAGTTTGTTACATCCAGATATAGAAGGTCTGTCTCAAAGGCCAGATCAACGCCGTCTCGGACGAGATTGGACTTTAAGAGCGGACCGGAAATTCGACCAATAGCCATGAGCTCTCCAATAACCCCGTGTTTCACGGTTAACCACCTTACATTGCGGGTTTACCACAGTATAATCCTGCTAGAAATTATAGCATCAGTGTATTTATTACCGTTTGGTTTTTTAGTTGGTATAGGCGTTAACTTGGAGGAAAATATCCATCGTAGCCCATGATAGCTACTACTGGTTTTGCAGGAACTGCTCCAGAAAATTGAATAAAAGTTCCTGTACTAAAAGAAAATGTCAATACTGTTCCAATTGTTATTGAGCCAGTTATTGGCTCACTGAGTGTAATATTAGTTGTTCCTGTAATTGTTCCCACAACAGTAGTTGACGACGAAATAAACAAGCTACCAGATATTGTTTGGCCAGGTTGCACGTTTAGTACATTATCTAAATATAAAGTTGTTGTCGATAGTGATGAGGTTGCCGTAGTAGTTGCAGTTACAGGACTAGGATCTGTAACTAAAGAATAATTTGTTTCAGGTATTTGAAAAACATTGTCTACGTAAACTTGTATATTTGCAGAACTTTTTAAATACGATGGGGTATAAGATGTACTTAAAGGACCAAATATACTACTGTAATAATTTCCGCTACCTAAATTTTGTACAAGAATGCTGGCAGGCCTTACTGTTCTTACACGTTCCCATGCAGTCCTAACTAAAGTTTCAAGGTCAAAATATTGTGTATTGTGTCTAACTTGACCTAATGTTGTATCAGTAGGACGTTGAGCAATTGTGCCGCCTGGCAATTTGAAACTTGTCGTATTGTCAGATATCAAACGACCGTCTGCTTGAATAGCAAACGCATTGTCTCCAGGTTCATGTGAATTTAAAGATTGGCGTTTATAAAATTTCATGTTAATTAACCAGCTGTTTGAACATAACTAACTGTCATTGCAACTATTGTATTTTGACTTGCCTGAGCTTGTATAGTATCTCCGTCAACTAAAATTAGTCTTTCAGTGTCCATACTAAATGTTTCTCCTCCAGGTAAATTTACTTCGTTAATGATAATGTGTTTATTTCCCGCCGCTTCGCCGCCGGGCACTGCCCATACACGTACCGTTGCCGCGGTGGTTAAACTTGAATTACATAAAATCATGCAGGTAATTGCATTTTCTCCAGTAGCATCAAACACCACGGTTTTTTGTGATGATTCAATCAATGAGTTAGTGATTGCCATTTTTTATCCTTAAAATATTATTGCTAGTACAAGGGCTTTTCTTGCAGAAATTAATTCTCCAGATGTAGGAACTGATCCTGTAATATCTTCAAATCCAGAATATCGAATACCTGTACTTCCTGCGCCCACTGTTGAAGTTGTCCATATTTTCACCTTACCTGTTTCTGGGCCAGGGTCTCCTGAACTAACTCCTACGCTTATTCCATTATTTACTACAACTGTACCGGTGCCTAAAGTTTGCAATACAAGATTTACATTACTTGCACTAGGTCTAATAGTATTTCCGCTAAACAACAATGAACCTAAAATAGAATACCCGTTGTACATAGTAAGCTGTACAGCATCATCAACGGCCATTCTAATTCTACTGTCAAGCCCAGTAACGCTGTCATCTTCTAATGCTATCCAAGTATTTCCTACTCTTAGTCCTAAAGCGTTAGTTGCTGTAGTTACTGTACCAGTTGACAGTCTATAGTCAATATATTGTTTGTTAGGAATATCATCGTTATCTATAACTCTTCGATAATATTCTTGTCCAACATTTAAAGACTGTCCTTTAACAGACAGCATTTGATTTTGTCCTACACCTAGTAAATTTAATCTACCATCATTGTTAGGACCGCCTGCTACTCCACCACCTAATCTAATTGCTCCAACTTCAATGGCTGCAGATTTATTAGCATTTTTAATTGCCCAAACACCTTGATATTGTGTAGTAGTAGTTGCTGTGCTAGACCATGTACGTTCTTCAAATATAATGCTGGCTCGAGTTGCGGTGCTAGCATTATTTCCTCGATCAATAACAATACCACTTTGTCCGTATGATCCTGCTGTTTCTCCCAGTGTAACACTGGTACCTGTTTCACCTTTATTCAATACAATAATATTATCTTGAATAAGAAGGTTAGTAGATGTAATGTAAGTCTGTACACCTAATACAGTTAAATTGCCTGTGAGAACTACTGTACCAGTAGTTGGTCCAGTATCTAAAGTAATTGTTCCGCCAACTGCGGTTGCTAACCTTAAATCTCCAGAATATCGAATTACATCTACAGACATGCAAATTTCCTTTATACATATTTAGCCACAAATAAGAAAAGGGCCTAAGCCCCTTTCTTAATTGCTTAATTAATTAAGCATTAGCAATTGATACACTTACGTCTTCTACAGCATTATCAAAGTTCCACTTGACCCACGATTCGTCGGCAAATTCCCATCCACTAGAACCATATTGTTTTAGTTTTGCTTTGCGTCCATTTAGCTTCATAACGTAATAAGTTTTACCAGAACTGTCAGTTGCAGTTAAATCAGCTTCACCGGCAGCATTAGCAACACCGTCAGACACTAGTTTAACTTTACCTAGACCTTCAGAAGTTCTTACCATGTATTTGTTGCTACCAACCTGGCGTACAATGTCTCCTAATAAACGTTGTGTACCACCTGAACCATCAACTAATCCTGCAGACCCGCTTGCTGGAATATATGCATAGATAGCAATACCGTCAGCACGAGAAGCAGAAGTTAATGCAATGTGATAGGTTGCGGCAGAACCAGTAGTTGCAGGACTTACGGTAACAGTAACACTAGAAGTAGAAGTATAACCGCTACCGCCATTGCTTACATTAAATGCCGTTACACGACGATCAGTACCAATAGTTAATGTACCGCTGGCAGCTTGACCACCTGATAATTGAGGTGCAGAACCTACCCATGTATAGTTAGTTGTAGTAGAGTAAAGTGTACCTGTTGTTAATACTGTAACTGTATTAAAACTTTCACCGCCTACACCTTCTCCGTCTAAGCTAACGTTGGTATTGGCAAAATATTTCTTTTGAATTGGACGTCCCATTTTTTTCTCCTTATTTGGCTACAAGGCGTTCTATGCCCATACGCGGTGGGGACCGCATAACTGTAGTCGTGTATTTAACAAAAAACCCGCCGAAGCGGGTTTTTTGATTGGTTTAAAGTAACTTTTCGAATTAACGGAAGCTAACGTTGGCAGAAGTAATAGCTACTTTGCCTAGGTAGTCAGCGGCGTTACCTAAAGAAGAAGCAGTGTTTGTCAACTCAACATAGCCGTAGCGTGTTAAGAAGCCAACTACTGGTTCGAATGTAGCTGGGTCTAGAACAACACCAGAACTCATTAGAGGAATGTATGGGCAGTAGAATGCAGCCGCATCAGCCTCGGAAGGTCCTTTGTAACCAATTAGACACTGGTTGTCGTTGTCTGTATCAGCAAGATATGCATCAACATAAATCTTCATGCTGTTGTTCAATGTACCAACGAACTTAGTGTTTGTTGGAGCTTCGAATGTACCTTCTGTAGTACGAGCAAACGCACTAGTTGTAGCACTTTGAAGAATTGTTAGGGCTAGGTTAGAAACAACTGCCCAGTTTGCGGCACCACGACGTGTACGCTGAGCAATTAAGTTAGCAACACGGTTGATTTGAACTGCCAAAGCGGCGTGTTCGTCACCAACGAATGTAGCTGTACCAGAAACGCTAGCTTGGTCATATGTTTGCTCAACTGTACCTAGAGCACGTAGGCTTGCTAGAACTTCTTGGTCAATCTCAGCAGTAATTTCTTGTGCTAGAGCAGCCATGATTTCTGCTTCGATATCAATACCGTGCATTGCTTGTGCGTCTTGAGCGGCTTCGAATGTCCAACGAGCTGATAGCTTGCGTGACTTAGCTTCTACTGGTGCTTTCAAGATTTGAATGCTCATACGCTTACCAACTTGACCTTCCATTACGGCTGTTGTTTGAGCCTTAGGATTGCTACTATCTAGGTTACCAGAATAGGCAGCGGCCAATTTGAATGGGCTTAGTGCTTCTTCACCTGCTGTTACGCCGGCACCAGAATTGGTGTCTGCATAACGTACACGAAGTGTGTGGATCTGAGCAACAGGGCCTGTCATTGGCTGAACACCAACGATTTCGTTTGCAATAACTGTCGGCATAACACGACGAATTACTGGAAGAATAACGCGATTTAAAGTTGCGATATTACCTGTGCTGGTTGCACCTGCTGTGGCACTTTCTGCCAAGTACTTACGTGTGTTCTCTAAGCATACGCTCATAGAACTACGACGGTTACCTGATAGGCCTTCAAGCAGAGCATCTTTGGTCTCTGACCATCTTTCATTTAATAATTGTGACATTTATTTGTCTCCTTGAATATAATTATTTTAGACCCGCTAATTTGCGGATATCTAAGATGTTATCTAAGCCTACCTGTGGCTGTTTACTTTCACGATCTCCAGTTATCTCTGTGCTCTCAGTAAGTGTTTCCTTAGCGGGTGCTTTGGTTACTTTCTTCGCTCCACCTTCCATAACTGCTGGTAGGTATTTGTCAAATGATTCATTAAGTTTTGCTGTCTGTACAGACTCTAGCAATTCTTTCATGATCTCCCTTTTATCAGCACTTAGTGGTGCTAATAGTTCTGCCATTACTTCTTTACGTTTAGCAACGTCTTGAGCAACACGAATTTCGCGGTCTTTAGACTCTACTAATTTTGTTTTTTCAGTAGCGGCAGCTTTTGCTTCAGCTAACTCAAGTTCTTTCTTTTCAATAACCTTTAACAATTTATTTGTTTCAGATTTCTCGTTTAGATAACTTGTGCTAAACTCTTGTGCAAATGCTTCAAATAAGCGGCGTCCAAATGCATTTTGACGGGCACTATCAATGTCTTCTTTGAGTTGTTTCATCTCAGAAGATAATGTTTTAGTAACTGTATGTTCTACAATTGAAGCACTACGCTTGATAAATCTGCTCTTGATTTCGTCAAATTTTACTTTGGCTTCGCTTACTAGCTTAACTCTCGCTTCAGCTAATTCACGCTTGTCTTGTGCAAATTCATTGATTTCTTTTGCTAGAGCACTTACAATGAAGTTCTCTAACTTAGCGAAATTCTCTGCAACTTTTTTACGATCGCTTTGGAATTCTACTAATTCAGTACCTAGCTGTTTTAAAACAAAAGATTCTAATACCTTAGCATCTTGTTTCATCTTGCCACGATAAGCAACTGTAGCTTCTGCTAGAGCTTTTTTATCAACAGCAAGTTCAGCCATTTCTGCGGCCAATCTCTCGCTGATCATCTTGTCAAGTGCTTCAACCATAACAGTCTTATCATGACTGTAACGTTGAGCAAACTCTTCACGAAGTTCAGCAGTGACTTGGTCGCGATTCTCTTGAATCTTCTGGGTGAATGCAGTTTCAATCTCAGACTTTACGTCCTCTGACATCATACCACTTTCTACCAGCTTTGTGAATGCGTCCAACATCGCTTTGTCTCCTTAGGCTTTTAAGCCATTTATAATGTTCAGCATCGCCTCGCGGAGATGCTTTTGGGCCTTGGGATCTTCTTTAACTTCCTGCCCCACCCTAAATGCTCTATAACCACCTTTTGTATTCATTAGATGTTCATAGATCGGTGTAGGATAAGCTCCTGGAGCAGAAGGCTGAGCAACTATATCAACCGTAATAATTTCAAAATCGGACACATGGCCATTTCCGTCGTTAACGTTTCCGCTACCGCGTGAACTAACACCAAGTTTTACACCTGCTTCGAGCATGGTACGAATTAAATTGCCCATTGGTGTCGGCAAAATTTTCATTTTGCTGTAACCATTTGGTCCGTCCATCCACATGTCTGTGATCATATGGCTGACACGGTCTAAATTTACTTTTAAGTCATCAGGATGATCTACTTCACCAAGAACACTGTATCCGTTTTGAATTTGGTCGTTTAGAGTTTTTACAGCATTAGTAATCTCGTCGACAGGATAAACCCGCTGGTTTGCATTTCGAATGCCGCCTTGAATAGAAATACCTTTTAAATAAAGATTCTTTCCGTCCTTGTCGTCGGATTCTAAAACCACTCTGGCCTGATCAAAACTTAAATGTTCTCTTAGATATAGCATCCTGAGTTCCTATTATTGTCTACGATCTGCTGGAGATTTAGTATATGCTTGACCTTCGCCAGCACCTTTCTTCTCAGCACCGTGACCTGCACTGTTCTTCTTAAATGCATCACCTTTGTAGCCACCTGGCTTGTTTAAGTGATCTTTAGTGAATTCACCTTTGATACCGCCAACTAGACCTTCACCACCTTTGATGTTAGAATCGTTACCGTTCTTTCCACCTAGGATGTTATGTGCAGATGCTGTTGTAGATGGGCGGCCACCTGGATTTTGTACACCTACACTCTTAGTGTTTGTGCTACCATCTTCAGTTTTACCTTTTTTCTCAGCACCGTGGCCGTCGGAAACTTTCTCAACGTACTCGCGTGTCATTTGACGACCTTCAAAGTATTGACCTTCGTCTTCGTCTTCGTCATCGGCTTCTTCATCACCTTCGTCCTCACCTTCTTCGCCGCCGAAATCAGGATCATCTTCACCGTCGTTGTGCTCTGGCTCACCTTCTTCGTCAGCCATTAAAGCTTCAAATTCACGCTTTAG